AAAACGCGGCATCTAATTTTTTATTTCGTTCTTGTTCTAATGCTAATAACTCTTGATTAAGTTGTGTTTCAATTGAATTAGCATTTAAATCAGATTGATTATTATAATAATCTTCATATAATTTAGTTCTGTTTTTAAGCCTATCTGCAATAAATTGATTTATTTGAGTTTCAGACATGCCCAATTCTTTAGCATATTGTTTATATAGACTTGTTAAAACATCTGTATAATTTGTTTCAGCTTTTATACGTTCTTCTGAACCTTCATCAGTTAATGATATTTCATAATTTAAAGCATCCTCGGTAATTTTAACCATATTTTCAATGCTTTTTATTCTTTCTTTTTCTTCATCTTTAATATTTTTTATAGCTTTCTTAAATTGGTCATTAGCTAATTTTTGCAATTTAACATAAAAACTTTCTGTTTGTTTTATGGTTTGTTTTTGTTCTTTTTTTATATCATTTTGTTGTAAATTTTGCCTTCTTCTTCTGTCAGCTTCTAACCTTTTCGCTTCAAGTTGTTCAGGGGTTAAATTACTTTTAGGTATAAAAAGATTTTGTTCTAAATCCTTAGCTACTCTATCAATTTTTGCAATTTCAGTTTTATAGTCATCTTCAATTTTTGTAATTTCTTTTAATATGTTTTCTTTATCTTTATTTAATCTGTTTAATTGTTCAGTTGAAGATATAAATAATAATTCTTTTTCTACTTTAGCTAATCTTTTTTGAACATCTAATCTTTTAGTAAACAAATCAGTTGTTGCAGATTCTAAAGCATTTGTTTTGGCTTGCGTTACAGCTTTTCTAACTAATGCCTGATTAACTAAATCATAAGCAATTGCAAGTTCTTCGGCTGTACTTGTTTCAGTTAAAAGATTAGGTAAATAATCGCCATATTGTTTATTTATTTGGTCAATAACTGCACTTCTTTCTTCACCTTGTATATTAACATTATTTAACGAACCAAATAAATCATCTAATGCTACTTTTTCTTTTGCATAAGATGCAATTGCAGATTGTGCCGCTTCATTAAATTTATTTTGTGTTTCGGTAACTGTAAATAAATATTCTACTACCAATGGCAAAATTGCAAATATTGCAGTAAATGGATTTGATAAACCTAAAATCTTAAACGCATTTCCTAACATCATAGTACTACGGCGCATAGTGTTTAAATTACGTGCGCCTTGTAATAAGTTTCTACCTAAATTACCCTGCTGTACTGATGCCTGCCCTGTACTAACTGCTAACTGTTTGTTAGTAGTGTTTAATTGATTATTAACTGCTACGCCTGCTTTACTTTCGGCGTTAACTTTCTTTTGTGTATTAACTAACGCTTCACGTTTCTGATTTAGCTGTTCAACGCCTTTAGCCTCTGTACTTAAAACGTTAACTAAATTGCTTTGCGCTGATTCTAATTCATCAGCAACATCAACGCCCTGCTCCATTGCGCTGTTAAGTTCATCAATAGATTGAATAGCTGAATTTATTTCAGTCTGGAACTGCGAACCGTTAAATTCTAAACTATAAACGTCTTTTATTTCTGCCATTATTTTTTTATATTTTTTTGAGCCTGTTCAGCCCTATCATTGTCTTTTAATATCTGTTCTAATGCGCTGTAATAATCACGTATAACCCAAAACCTAACATTTGCCATTTGCACCGGGTCGCCCTTTGTTATTATATAATCGTTTTCGCGGTTTTGTTCTTTCAGTTTTTGTAATGCGTGTTGATATGTTTGCGGTTTCTTTTTTGCTTTTACGTTAGGTTCAATCTTGTTTAGCCTTGGAAAATTTAAACGTTTGAAGCGCTCGAACCTTTCAAGATTTGTTCTATACTGTTCAAAAAAAAAGCGCGCAGTTCATCATCTTTTTTAATTGCATCCATTTTACGCTGCTGTGTTTCGCTATTTATTATGTATGGGTTTTCATTGTCAATAAAAAAGAAATATAAACCAGCTTCTAATAATAGGTCGTCAATCTTTACATTTTTAAGCCTATACAGAATATCATTCAATTGGTCTTTAGACTTTGTATGAAATTCTTTTAGCTTATCGCGGGTCATATTTTGCCACGGCATATCCTCAACCGTTTCTAACATGCCGTTTAGTTTTTCAACTACTTCTGTTTTGTTAATGCCAAAATCAATAGCTGTCATTGCTTCTTCAATCCTTTGCGCACGTTCACGCGTTAGGTTTGCAGGATTCTTTAAAATGTAAAAGTTATTACCAGCGCGGTCAGTAAATACTCTTGTCAATTCTATACGCTGCTTTGTAGTTTCGGGAATGTAGGTTTTAAGCCACTTCTGGTAATTACTTTCGTTTTGTTCTGCCCTGTTTCGTTTTCTGAAAATCATGTGTATTTAATTTGGTTGTAAAGTTAGGGCAAAAAAAGATAAAATATTTTATAAAATTTTTATAAAATTATTTGCAGTTCTGAAAATTAGGTGTAATTTTGTATCAACAAATAAGGGAACGGAATTAAAAAACTTCAAAAAATTAAGATTATGACAACTGCAATTAAAATTCAAAAGCTTCAAATTGTAAACGTTCCAGCTAAATATCAAAAAGAAGAGGGTTGTGTAGCTTTTCAAATAGTTAAATTAACTTATAATTTTTACGGTAAAGAAATGAGCGAAAATTTTGATACAAAAATCTTAGCAAATGGTAGTCAATTTGTAATTTCAGGAAACGGATTTATTAAAGATGGTTTCAAAATTCATTAAAATATCACAGGTTTTCGGTCAACCTACAAAACCGAACTTTTAACTTTAAAACTATATACAATGGAAACTTCAAATTTTAAAAATCAATACTTTTCTATTCATAGCGTTAAGGCTTTAGAAAATAAACAATTTAGCATTGTTAGAGCAAACATAGATAACACGCCTGAAAAAATTAAATTAGCAAGGAAACTTTATCCAATTGAAGATTGGCATTTTGAATTTCATAATTATAAATATGATATGCGCCCAGTTATCGGTAAACCATAAAATTAAACTTTTAACTTTTAAAAACTTCAATTTTATGAAAACCAAATATCAACTAATTTTCAATCCTTCAAATCCTTTATCTCATGCAGTTGATACTACTGTATCAGATATAAAAGATAATTTAATTAGTCTTGGCTATACTGTAGTTAACGAATGTCAAATTCCATCACTATCCGATTTTAACGGATTGTATGACGCTGGTGTTTATGTTAAACTATATCAAAATGTTATGGGCGATTGGCGTATGATGGGAAAATTTAAGCTATCAAAAGCTACAGAACTTGAATTTAGTTCTTTTATTATAATTCAGCCTAACAGCATTGAACTTGAAAAAATTTATAAGTCAGGTTCTAAGATTAATAAATACAAATCACTTGCTGGTGCAAAAAAAGCTATATCTAAAATCATTAACTCTAATTAAAAACATTTCAAAACTTCACATCATGAAAACACTACTTTTTATTTTACTATTTAGCGCCGCAGCATACGCGCAAACAGACACTATGTACTGCATTCAGATACTTAGCACAAGACACCCTGAATTTATACGCGCTGAACACTTAGCTATGTGTACAATAGAACAGGCGCAAGTAGAACAAACGGATAGCCTATACAGGATTATGTTTGTTTACAACACTTATGAAGAGGCTGAAATAATGCTAACAACATGGAAACGCGCGCATAAAGATGCGTTTATTTGCCGCCGTACATCACAACAAGTTTTAAACTTTTATCAATTCTACACTTATGATTAAGCATATAGATATTAAAGGGAATAACCACCGAAACAAAAAAGGTATTCTACAACAGTTTTTAACCGAAGCGCAAAAATATAAGCCGCTAACATTCGAACAGGAACGAACCGCAACACGTGACCAGCTAATAAATCACAATATGTTATTTGCCGCATCAGTTGCGTTCCGTTACGATACTGCACAGGTAGATATAATGGACCTAATTAGTGAAGCTATGTTTGGCCTAATCAAAGCTGCCGATACATTTAACCCAACGTTTGAAAACAAGTTTATCAGTTATGCATTATTTCAGATTCAGCGCTACATTAAAGACTTCATTGATACTAAGAAAAACTGCGTAAGGCTGCCTCATCGAATATCACAAGTTCGATATCAAATAGGTAAGTATGAAGAAACAGATAGTTACCTGTTATCGGAAAAACTAAACATACCTGAAAACATTATCAAATCAGCGCAAAGTATTACAGGTTTTGTTAGCTTAGACGATACTAATTTTGATGGCGATATTATTTATCAGGTTGCATCAGATGATCAAACAGATAAACACGTTTTGCAGTTAGAACTAAAGGAACTTTATAACGAAGTTACCGAATGTTTAACAGGCCGTGAATTAGAAGTTTTAAGGTATAGATACTTCGATAACTTCCCGCAAGATTTAAGCCAAGTAGCGGAAAAACTAAAAGTTTGCCGTGAACGTGTCAGGCAAATAGAAAAACAAGCGTATAAAAAAATAAGAAATAAATATGCAAACGGAATCTAAATGGATACGCGAACTAATATTAAGCGGTCATACTGATAATATTGAACTTGGTTTAATCCTAAATGATTCGTTCAAATGTTTTCCGTTAACCCGTAAGTTTTACAGAAAACATAAGCGCTTTAAATTCTGGCAGCCATCGCGTCACTATTCAGTATTAGAATCAGAATCGCGTTATTATTCATGGGTTGCCCTATTAAATAACGAACTTAAAACGCATAAGGCTTATTTTTGGTTAGACTTTAAAGAACCTAAGTATAAAACGCCTTGGGAGCATTGGCAGATGCATATTACAAATCATTTCAATTGGCCTTATAAAGGTATAATGTTTACAGGCGGCGGCCATCCTTATACTACTATGTTTGCACGTTGGCGTATTAACGTTCACGGAAAATGAACATTAGTATTTTGTGAACATAGTAGTATAGATGCTTATGTTACTTTAAGGCCGCAAACTAAAATAAGAATATTGTTATGTTACTTTAAGCCGTTAAACTAAAATAAGTTGTTCTAATACATTTTACCGTTAGCTAAAAACTTATCGGCCCAAACGTTAACCTGTTCTACGTAAAAATCGCCATTGTCAGTAACGTTGACGATGGCGAAACCATTTGCCCACAATTGGCGCTGAAATCGTGGCATATAGCTAAAACCTTTTGATTTAATATCATATAGCCCGCCAATATTAAACGCGGCCCTATTGCCTGAGTGATAGCATTGAACCCGGTGCGTATGACCAAACATAACTGAGTGCTGCGTTTTGTCTAAGTGCGCTTTTGCCGCGTGAATAGATGTGTAAACGCCATGCACTATATCTAAGTGTTTGCCAAGCGTGAAATAGTCAGACTGCCAATCTGTTTTAACTTCCCATCCACGTTCATACAGGTATAGCGCATCTGTAGGATTTATTAGCGCGCCGCCGTATTTGGCATTATCCTTTTCTTTGATGTGCCTGAAGTATCGGTCTTCATGATTGCCAAATAAAAAATACTTTTTAGCACCTTTAAACGCGCTGTTAATATCGTCAATGCCTTGCAAGCCATCAATATATTCATCTTGCAAAGTTAGGCCCGATAAGTTGGCTAATGATTCTGCGTTATAGCTGCCAAGTGTATAAAGGTCTAAATAATCACCCGCTAAAACAATGCCGTGTAAATTGGTGCCAAGTTCAGATATTAAGCGCAATAGCTTTTGCCATAGTATCTGATTGTGAAACGGTCTGTGCACATCACTAACAACTAACCAGCGCTGCAAACTTTTGTTTTGTCGGCGCTTTTCATTTATTATGTTTTTCCAATATTCTACTTCTTCATTAGAATGCACTTTAATTTTAGGGCGGTAAATCATGGGGTTATAATTTAATGTCTTGACAAAATGTATTTAGTAAATACCTAAGGTTATCAAGTAAGTCAGCCTGCCTTTCTTCACCTTTGCCTTTAATGATTCGGCGGCTATTATCGGATTTGATGCGCAAACAGTCCATACGCAAACCCGGGCATTTATCTTCATAAATCTGAAAGTCGGGGCACATGCTTATAATTGTATTTGTTTGCACGTAGCTTTCAGCATGCAGGGGGTTAGCTTTAGGTACTACAAAAAACCGCGCGGGTAACTGCAATTCTTCCTGTATAATTTCGTAGTATGTTTTAGAAACCCGCTGCCTACCATCGGAACGGTCACCACTTGCATCACCTGTTATCAATAGCGGAATAGTGCATGGGTAAATAGCAGTATCAGACCAACGACCTATTTTCTTATTTGTTTCGGCAAATACCCATTCGCGAAACGCTTGACACGTGTCATATATTGATGCTTCACCGCGTTCTTCTGAACCTATTTTAAATTCTTTAACGATGTGTACACCGTAACGATAACGTGAACGGGCCGATACATCAGGAGCCAATGTAGTTTTGCGCATAACGGCGGCCGTCATAGGTATTTTGTTAAAGTCAAATGAAACGTATATCTGCTCAGTTTCCCAATTGATTTTTTTTGATGGCTGAAATACTTTTTGTTGTATGCTTTTGTCCTTTAGAACGTAAACCCATGCTTCACCTGAATAGTCAACAAAAACAGATTTGTATTCCTGTTCAAACGTTAGGCGGTCCAAATCGCGGCTGGCATCGGCAACTTCATCGGGATCAATCGCCGGGTTATCTGTTGTTTCCATTCGAAATGTAATCCAACTTTCGCTGCCGTTTTCGCTTTGTGGCAAATCTATATCATTGTAGCAATTCTTTTCGACGTTACCAGCCTTAGCGCCGTTTCTGCATAGTTCATACCAGTAGTTATCTTTACCTGCTGCTGTACCAATAAAAAACGCCTCACCTTTGTAGTCAGTTAAGGTAGGGCGTGCAACTGTTTTCCAATGATATTCTAATATGTGTGAAGGTATCTTTTGTGTTTCTTCATAAATTACGCGGTGATATTTACGGCCGCGCCCTTTGTCCTTTCGCCCTTCATCACCAATGGACCAGACTTCCAAAACGCCGCCATTTAAAAACTGCATTATCTTTGAAGTTTCATCTTTGTGCTTAATAATTCCGCCTTCTGATATAGTTTTGTAAGTATCTACTATCTTATTCCAGCTTTGCGCAAAATCTTTAAAGTCATCGACAAATATACCAACAAACTTACCTTCAAATACGGCAGGGCTTATAAGTGGCAATGCAACCGATGTAATTAGTTCAGTTTTGCCAAACCTACGGGCGCAAACTATACAGTTAAACCTGCGCTTATTATCTAATATTCGTTTTTGCCCTGTGTGCGGCTTGTATAGCTGTATGTTTATGTTACGCGGCACTACTTAGTGTCAGGTGGGTACTGAATGTTTATGTTAATGTTTTTGTCATCTTGCGCTTCGCCCTTCGGTTCTATTATGCCATAGTTAAACCCTAACAATAGTTTAGTAATTGCAGGATTTGATTTGCCATCTAAGCCCCTTACTACTTTGTTTGTTAGTATTTTATGTTTCGCGCGCGCTATAAATACCGAAAATTCAGGCCTTTCGGCGTAATTCAAAAGCGTATCAGCATCACAATCTAAAAAATCAGCTAAACCATAGATAGTATATGGTATTGGGTCTGGCAAATCAATTACTTCATAATAGTCACGTGTTTTTACAACTTCTTTTTTTGTACGTGATTCGCAATAATCAAAATAGGCTTCAATTTTACTTTGCAGTTCTTCGGGCGTTTTAAATAACAGTTTTCTACCTGCAATTCCTTTCATATTTTCGTTTTAAGCAACTTTTAATAAGTTTTGATATCT